GCCACAGAGTAAGCAGCGGATGTTGTACCAAGAAGAAGGCTTACATCCGCTTGTCCGCTTAGCGTCATCGCCTGCGTGAACGAGACGGCTGTGTTGATGGTGCCGGAAGAAGCATTGAACCAAGTATGGACGCCGGAGGCTTGCTGATAAAGCGCGGCAGGAGCCGAGGTTTTGTATATGAAGTTTGTGCCGTTGTAGTAATTGTTCTGCCCGATGTTTATCTGGTTTCCGGTGCCCATCAAATAGGAAAGCCCGCCAATTTCAATAGCCGAACGCCCACTCCCCCACGCACTCGGCGTGACGCCCAGACCGAGGTTGCCGGAGGAGTCGAGGGTGGCTCTTACACTGCCGCCGTTGTAAAAACGAAGCAGGTTTGTGCTGTGTTCGTAACTAAGTGCCCCCGCTGCGCTATCCGCAACATCTGCAAAGTACAACTCAGAATAGCCACTGTTAGATGAGCGCAAGGTAGCCGCCACACTGCCGCTTGTGTTTGCCACTTCCAACTTTTGTCCCGGCGAACTCGTCCCGATGCCGACGTTAATCCCCGACGCTGTGTAGAGCGTGGAGGAGGTGAGGCGAAAGCCTTCGGTGCCGGAAATAGAGAAAATGCTTTCCGATGTATCCAACGTCATCGGGAGATAAGCAGACCCTACACGGCTGTACGATGTAATGTTTGGGGTTGAACCGCCACGAAACTCAAGACCGACACCGTTGGCATTTACTTTTGTCGCGGTGCCACTTACTTGAACAATGTCAGCAAGAAAAGTTCCGGTTCCGGAAGCCGCTGTAAAGTAACTTCCATCAAACGTCAGCGCACTCCCCGACGTCGCCACCTTGCTGCCGTTCAAGTACAACACGCCGTTGGCGGTGCCGCCGGAAAGAGCAAGAGTCGTACTGATGGTCGCGGACGACGAGGTGAGCGTCGTGATATTGGCCGAAGCAATACTGAGATTGCTGATGACGAGGCTGGTCAGCGTCAGGTTTGTGATCGTGGCCGAGGTTGCAGTCAACTGCGTGATGGTGGCCGAGTTGCTGCCGAAGTCTGCGATGTAGTTGAGCGCGTTGACCGTATCCGTGCCGTTGGACGCCAGCACGACTTTCTTACCGGCAGGGACTGACACACCCGTCTGGCCCGAGACCTTCACCGTCACCGCACCGGAGGCGTTGTTGAAGATGAAGTAGAGTTTCTTGTTGGCAGGAACAATAAGGTTAGTGTTCGTACCACCCGTACCCGTGAGTTCAATGTACATATTACGGGCGACACCGGTCGCGCCGTTCGGGATGGTGATCGTGGTATCAGTACCGGTTGAAACGGCCTGAGTGACGTAACCTGAAATCGCCTGTTCGATTAGGGTTCCAAGGTTGGTGTTCGTGGTATTACCCCACGTACCGGCTTGGTCGCCCGTTCCGATCAGTTCAAGAGCCAGATTAGTGCTGTATGTACTACTCATCTTTAGTTACCTCACGCCGCAATCTGCGTCCAATTTGGGTTTTGCGTCGTACTAATATCTGTCCAAGTCGCGCTTTGCGCGTTGTTAATTCCTGTCCAATTCGCGTTCTGATTGGTATTAATCTGTCCCCAGATGTTGACTACCCCAACCGCGCCGGTTCCGGCTACCCCAGAGACTACAACATTTGAGCCTGACGATGTAGTGACTGTACCAACGGCTCCGTTAGCCGAAACACCCGTGACAAAAACCTTGATTTCAAGCCGTACATCGACCGTTCCAACTTCCCCTGTACCCGAGACTCCGGTGACCGAGAGGTTCTGATCGGTGACAACAAAAACTGTCCCAACCGCCCCGGTCGCAGCCACTCCGGTAACAGCAGCAACTGCTGCCGCCGCAACGAGAACGTTACCAACCGCCCCTGTACCGGCTACGCCCGTAACGACGACATTCGCCGCTGCCTGTACCGTAACGGTGCCGACCGCTCCCGTCCCCTCAACGCCGGTAACGGCAAGGACTTGATCCGTTTTAACGAATACGGTGCCAACGGCACCCGAAGCCTCAACCCCGGTAACGACCGCAACTGCCGAGGCCGCAACAACTACGGTGCCGATCTGTCCAGTGGCCTGAACGCCCGTGACGGGGATAACTTGGTCGGTAACGACAACAACTGTGCCAACGGCACCCGAAGCCTCAACGCCCGTAAGAAGGACATTGGCTACGCCAACAACCGTGACCGACCCAATCTGGCCTGTGGCTTCAACGCCTGTAACGGGGATATTTACGGAGCCCGTGACAACAACAGATCCTACCGCACCCGTTGCAGTAAGATTGCCAACACCTTCGCCCCAACCTTGTTCGCCCCAGCCTACGCCGGAAGCGTTCCAACCGTCGAAGGCGACTATGACGCCTGCCACGGCCCCTGCCTAATTAAATTAGGCGATACGGAGGATTGCGGTTGATGCTGCAGCAGCCGGGAACTGGATAGTGAAGTTGCCCGCCGTCGAGGTTTTATCCCCGCCGAACGCCAGCACCGCCACCGCCTTGTTACTTTGACTGCTGTTGTAGATCAACGCGCCATTTGCCGTAATTGTGGCCGAGTCCCACGTAATGTCGTCAAAATCCAAATACGCCGTCGTGCTGCTTGAAGTCGGTACTTGCGAGATCGTCAACGTCTTACCGCCAGCAGTGTAGTTCGTACCAGACGAAGAAACTTCGTCCGTAGTCGTATATGCCGTAGTAGACGCACTCAACGTAGCAGACGAGGTGTACAAAGCGATCTTGAAGACATCCGCAGCCGTCGAAGCCCGGATTACGCCGGTCCCAAAGTTGTGGATTCCGTCAAGAATCTCAACCTTAAACGACGTTGCCATTGCCTGAGTAATAGCCATCTCAATCTCCTAAATGCTCTATAGCATTCATAAAACCGTTTTCAATCAATATGCGCCGCAGGTTCATCCGCTCGGATTCCTGTGCTTCCTTGAAGTACTGCGCCAGAACACGTTTAAGTTCTGAACGGTTATCAATGCGAAGAAGGCGATCAACAGCACGATCTGCCATCTCGTCTGGCGTAAATCCACGACTGTCCGTGGTAAACACCTTTACCGTACCAAGTTCTAACCCACCTTCAAAACTCATGTGACCGGAATCCTCGCTTGTCCTGAACGGTACGCATCCTGACGATCCAGACCATCGCCCAGACGCTTCAATTGAGCAAGGGCTTCCTGATACTTCTGCTCGTAGTACTGCATCATATCGGCTTCGCCCTTGAGATAAGTGTACGCCTCGCGGAGCGATCCGTAGAGCAACACGGTCTCAAAGTTGTCCCCAAGCCACGATGTTGAATTAGTAACAATAGAAACCGGGTAATAGTAGTAATGCAGTTCGGCCGTGTACGCAACGTCTGGGGTCGGCCCAAGAATCATGCTGGAGTTATTCCAGATAGCGTAGTACTTAGGCTTCCCATACGAGTTGGGTGGTGGATACGCAGCGCGGATGTAGTTCACATCCTTGTTCAACAGGTACTCGTACTCACCCGTAGTCGGGTCAATCACCGCAAGCGAGAACGTCGAGAGCCAATCAGACGGCAGGGAGAAATACTGAAATTGCGCCGTCATCGTACCGGTGACGTTCTTACGAATCGCCGGGATCTGGACTGAGTTATAAATCCGCTCTTCAGCCAACTGCACAAACGTAGGGATATTCGCTACAAAAGACGTTTCCGTGCTTTCGCAGTAATCCTGAATCAACGTTGAGAGTTGACTGTAGTTCACGGAGACCAGCCAGACCGGTACTTGCTGTTGTTCTCAAGATTGATCTGAGACACGAACTTCGTGCCCTTGGTCGCAGCGCCAGCACCTTTCATCTTCATGTGGGTAACGCCCTTGTTGACATCCTTCTCAGGATAGCCATTACGACCCGTCGAATCCGTGTTCGGCCTAATCTTGCCGGGGTTCAGTTCTTTCATGATGCTTACCTCGGGCCAGAAGACTTACGCATCGGGCTGCGCTGGTTCATCACCTTCGCCATATTCCGACCGTACTTCTTCATGTCGCTATTGGTCTTGCCACCAGCACGCATGTTCTTGACCCGACCCGGACCGTGAGCCTTGCTCGCCGGGAGAGCCGCGTGTTTTTCAAGTTTACTCATAGCCATCTCAATCTCCTAGGTCGTAACGACCGTTACCGTCCCGACTTCACCTGCCGGGGCTAAATCATTTGGGGTTAACCCGGCATCGTCTGCTCTAGCCCCTCCTACGGGAGCCCAGCCCCATTGTATCTGACGACTGCCATTTGCGCCGTCATTACCTACCGCAAAATAACTCGTATCCGGTCGCGGATTCCGCAACGCCTGCGGGTCGTCCACGGGGTACAAACCAAGCGATAATTGAGGCTGATCCGGCTCCCAACACTCCGAACATACCAAGATATTTACGTTCTTGGTCTTGATCACGAGCGACTTTAACTGCTTCAGTTTGTACTGAAACCCGCAGCGGTCGCACATGGCGATAGCGTTTTTGCCACTGGCAAACCTGTTTGGCATTAGTAGCCACCCAAGAAACTCTCACGTGGGACAAAGCGTACTGCGGCTTTCTCACGATCCTCGCCAGAAGCCAAATCCCAAGCCTCGTCATACTGGGCCTTCAAGACCTGAGTACGACCCTCTGCACCCGGAATCTTTAGCGACAGCATATAGGCCAGCCCAGCAACCATGCAGGGC